TAAATTGTGTACACACCGATGTACACATTGGCAGGTGTACACCCTAAATGCTCACAGATGCAAAACTCAGAAAGCTAAACGGCAAACCCATTGATAAGCGCACCGAGATAGCAGACGCCAATGGACTGTCTGTTCGCATCACGCCAAATGGCGTTATCGTGTTTCAGTATCGCTATAAAATCGGCGGACGCCCGCGCAGGATGACGCTGGGCCAGTATGACCAGCTGTCTCTCAAAGAAGCGCGAGAAATGGTAGCTGATTACAAGAAGTTGCTCTCAATCGGCAAAGATCCGATAACCGCGCGCGACATGAAATTTGAGGAAAACGTCAAAGCCGCCACTGTAGAGGATTGCATAACCGCCTGGTTAAACAGCGCCATTGCCACCAGACTGGTGAAACGTGACGAATGGGCGAGGGCGCTTAAGAGGCATGTGATACCATACGTCGGCCCCATGCTGGTGGATGAAATGGCAATTTCCAACTGGCAGCCAGTATTTAAGCGTATGCGGGAGAATGGTGCCGAGACTTACGCCGGCGAAGTCCTTTCCAGGATGAAAACCATTTTCTCTTACTGCATTCGGATCGAGCTGATAAAGAGAAACCCGGTAAGTGATTTGCGTGTCATTGACGTTGGCAAGCCAGCCAAAAAAGGGAAAAGGAATTTCAACGACAAGGAAATCGCGGCGTTCTGGCACGCAGTAGAGGCTTCAACAATAACTCACCAGAATAAGATTTTGCTGAAACTGATACTGCTCACTGGTTGCCGCGGCGTTGAATTGCGCCTGGCTAAAAAGCAGGACTTCGATCTGGATGGGCGTGTATGGCGTGTCCCTGATGAGCATTCTAAGACCAGAGAACCGTTTGAAAGGGGACTATCAGTTGCCGCGGTGCAACTACTGAAAGAGGTGTTTGAACTCTATCCTGATTTTGAGCAGGTATTTCCGCCGGTATCAAAAAAAGAAGACCGCCCAATGTCCGCGAGCGTGATACTGAATCTGGCTATACAGTTGCGCGCCGACATGACCATTGAGCACTGGTCGATTCACGATCTGCGGAGAACGGCAAAAACAAAGATGGCTGAGCTAGGTGTGCCACCTCACGTTTCTGAAAAGGTGCTGGGCCATAAACTGAGTGGAGTACTCGCAATTTATGACCAGCATGGATATGTAAAAGAGCAGCAGGAGGCGCTTGATCTGCTTGCCGGCCATGTTCAGTCATGCGTGGACTCAACTAAACCCTGAGCCTCCATGAAGCGCATCACATCGCAATAACGATACTGCTCGCCGCCGCGCCCCGGATTGGTTCCGGGCGCTTTATCAGGGAAAGGGGTTCCTGCCGCGCGCCACTGCTGACGCTTTCGGTAAAATGTGGTGCGGGAGATACCGCCAAGCATCTGCTGAACTGTTTCGCGGTTGATGATCACTGGCTGAACTGAGACATGATTATTCATCGGGTTTCTCCAGGCAAAAAGAAGCCGCCCGCAGGCGGCAAACATCTAGGGATGATAAATAGGTCTTATCGGTGCCCAGCACCCAACAGGCGATTCACTAGTCGCCTGTAAGTTGCGTCATTTCAACAAGCCAAGGTCGTAGTTAAGGAGCTCAAGGCATTCACGGTCCTGCTCAAAACAGTAGTCATACTGCGCTTGCCATCCGTGATATTCGCGAACCAGTTGCCACTTCCAGCCCCCTTCATGCAGCACGCGGCGCACCTTCCGTTTAACCTGCCGGTCAATATCGAATATCACTCCGCCGCCACTGCCTATCCCATTGCGTAAAACGTCCAGGTCAACTTCAATGACGCGATACAGCTTCGGCAGCTTTGGCAATTCTTCTATTCGCATCACATCCCCCTTTGCTTACGCCTAAGCTCGATCAGAGATTGGCAATCTGCGCATGTCTGGCAACCGGGAACGGCAATACGGCGCGCCTGTGGTATTGTGTCACCGCATTCCTCGCAATGCTCCGCAGATACCGCGTTACGGTTGATACGGTGTACCTGAATGGCCTGGTCGAGACGCTGCTGCGCCAGTTCGTTGGCCTGATCGATGATTTCTGCTGTCATGCTTTTCCTCCCGGGATAAAATAAATAACCCAAGCAATAACAATCAGAGCAGCAATGGATCGCATGATGAAGTTGCGACCGAGCATCCGAAAACCGTTCTCCCAAGCAATGAAGGAGATAATGCCTACAATTGCCGGGAATCCTGCAATAACGACCAACGAAATGATGATTAAATCTTTCACGATTCCACTCCATATCTGCCGTTCATCCGGCCTATGCTGCTAACGAAAGCCACCAGGCTGACGCCCATCGGCTCTATTTTTTTGTGGTGCTTTTTGAGGATCGGCGGCACCGCTTCATTCCATTTCGGCTTTGGCCGGGCTTTCATTGCCTGGCGGATTTCATCGACGCATTTACGGCCCTGCGCGCGAAGGATGTTTTCTTTCTCTTCGGGTGTCATGGTTAAACTCCCAGGGTGGCTATGATGTCGGAAGCGGCTTCGCGGGTACCTGACTTACTGGACATTGAACGCCGCGCTCTGATGTGATGAATTTTCATACCGTGCTGTTCGTAAAGCTCAATGACCTTCGGTGCCGATGAATTACTGATCACCACTTTCGCTCCGCGTTGATGGGCTGCTACGCAGCATTCAGCAAGAGCAACCTGATCAGCCCATGAAAAACCGCCTGCTGCATAACTGGTGAAGCCATCAGTTCCGGGCAGCGGTTCGTAAGGCGGATCGCAGTAAACGACATCATCAGCACCGGCCAGTGATAGCGTCTGCCTGTAACTGGCAGCCATGAACACGCATTTATGAGAACGGGATTTGAATGCCTTTACCTCTTCGGCGGGGAAGTGGGGCGACGCATAACTCCCATAGCTAACGTTGAACTGATTGCTGCGGTTATAGCGAATCAGGCCGTTAAAACAGTGCCTGTTCAGATAAAGGAATACCGCGGCGCGCTCAGGTGCGCTGAGACGCTGGCTGTTAAACTCTTCCCGGAGTTCCATGTAGGCATCTTCATTTGCTGCACGCTTAAACAACTCCTGCGCAAACGACAGGACGCGGATATGGTCGACGTCGAGCATGGTGTACAGGTTGATCAGGTCCGGATTAACATCTGCCAGAAGAAATTGTTCATGCTTACCAGAGTTGAGAAACACCGATCCCCCGCCGACAAATGGCTCAATCAGACGGTTGCCAGCCGGGATATGCCGATCCAATTCCGAAAGCAGAGAGAATTTACCGCCAGCCCATTTGAGAAACGGGCGCTGCCATATTCGCGGAGCCGATTCCTCTTTCGGAATGGCGGAAGCAATGCGTTCGCCAATCCAGCGCATGACTGGTACCGCCATGCTGTTACCGATCGCCTTATAGCGTGGCCCGTCCGGGCATTCAGGAGCATCTTTTCCGCGCCAGCCGATCTTGGTGTGATTATCAGGAAAGCCCTGAAGGCGCTCGCACTCAATCGGTGTTAGGCGGCGAACTGACATACTCATTGCGACTCCATGCCGGTCGGCGACAGTGAGGCATGGTGATACATCGTGCATAGGCTCAGTTGCGTTTCCGCCGTTTTCTGGCGCGCGTCCTATCCAATTTCCAGGTATTCCATAAGCAACTGCGTTTTCCTGACCGTTATTTCTTCCAAGTGTATGTGCGAGGTCGATGTTGGTATCAGGATCTTGAGTTCCATGAACGACATAAGTTTCCAAATCCTCGGCAGTGCTGTCGTTTTCTTTTGCAAGAAGAGTTCGGGAAACATCAGAGTAAGAATCTGATACGAGCCCGGAACCGCGCTGGCTGAACAATTCCTGATTACTGGCGCCGATTCCGCCAATATTGTTGGACTGATTTAGGGTTGGGTGAGGGTTTGCTGGGTTATCCCAGTGACTACCGACTTTAGAGCGTTCTCCAGCATTTCTGGCAATTTCCGGTTGCGATTCTCGGCGCGGCGCAGAATCCCGGCGCACGCTGTCGAGCTCAAAAAGTACCGCTGCGGGATCGAATCCTTTTCGAGCACTTGCGACAACGAACACACGTCGGCGACGTTGGGCCACTCCGAAAAATTGAGCGTCGAGCACTCGCCAGGCGACAGTGCGCGATGGTCCAAAGACACAACCAGCGTTCGACCATTTTCCCCCTGTCGAGATGAGTTCGCTATCTTCTCCGGCAAGCCCAGCAAGAAAGCAGCCGAAGGCGTTGTCTTTGCTGCTGAGCACGCCGGGGACGTTTTCCCAGACGATAATGGCTTCTTCTTCACCGGCTTCGCGGCGCTTGTCATCGATGGCATCTGCCAGCTCCACATAGGAAAGGGTTAATTGCCCCCGCGCGTCGGCGAGGCCGTTACGTAAACCTGCAATGCTGAATGCCTGGCATGGCGTTCCGCCAACAAGAATTTCCGGTGCTTCAACTGTTCCTGCGCGAACCGCCGCGGCGATTTTGGTCATGTCGCCCAGGTTCGCTACATCAGGCCAGCGCGCAGCCAGCACCGCAGCCGGGAATTTTTCTATCTCTGCGAACCACGCAGCTTTCCAGCCCAATGGTTCCCATGCAACGGTGGCGGCTTCAATGCCACTGCAAACGGATCCGTATCTCATCAGTCACGCTCCGGGTCGAATTCATGCCAGTTGTTGCGCTCGTAGTTGGCCTGCAACCGGCGCGCCTCTACTTCCTCAATACTGCGCCCGGTCAGCTCAGCTACTTTGGCGTTGTTGTGACGCCATAGCAGCGCCAGTTCTTCGGTGCTCCATTCGTTCATAGAACCGCCTCAAATTCGTCGATATACAAACCTGCTGCGATGAGTCGCTTACGACGCGCGGCCTTTTCAATGCATTGCTGCCGCATCTGTTTGCTGGAGTAAGCAACAGATTTACGGGTGAAAAGGCGGGTTTTGCTGTTCTTAGGCAGGACTACCCTGGCGGGCTCAACGAGCGCGAAGTGGCGATCGACATAGCCTGATTCGGTAATCCATTTTTCGGAAGCGACGATTTTTGCAACAAGGCCAGAGCCGCGGGTGATGGTTCTGGCAACAAGGTTAAATTCAGCAAGCGTGACGCCGAACGCCTCAGCGATTTCGGTGCCGGTGACAGGGCGGCCACGCTTGTTGATCATCCAGATGACTCGTTCTTTAAGCCCGGCAAACTTTCCCTGTTTACCGGGGCGGCGATAGAAGGGGCAGCGTTTCATGCCGCATTACCGCGTTCAGTAATGGATTGAATCTCTGCCGATAATTCAGCGAGAAATGCAGTAACTTCTGCTTCTATTTCTTTCGCCAGCGCTTCATCGAAATGAATGCGCTTCTTGAAATAGGCGAGGTCAGGCGGCAGGCGATCATCGAAACTAACGAAATCACACCATTTTCGACCGGTGCACATCATCTGTGCATGCATTTGCAGCATGTACTGTCGCTTAGGCTCGCCAGTTTTCAACGTTTCAAGATGGGTCCATGTGTTGGGGCATTTGATTTCGATAAGCCCGTCGTCGTTAACAAGTCCGTCCGGGCTGGCGGCGAATCCGGGTATGGTTGGGTGATCGATGAGCCCTACTTCAGTGATTTCTGCATCGAACTCATTCAGCGCATACATCTCGCGCGCCACGGGCTCAAGTTCTGTGCCGCGCATCATCGCGGCATTGGAGAATCCTTCCTCCAGTTTCCCAGTCAGCCGCTGGCAAATCAGCTCAGCCATGTAGTTCTGTCGGCTGGCGGAGTAGCCCGACTTAGTTCGGGCCATGACATCAGCCAGGCGGCTGGCTGTAACTTTACCGCAACGAGCGGCGAACCATTCAGGTGTACGCTGTTCCATTATACGGGCTCCTTCTCAGCGGCATTAACAGGCTCTGCATTGTCAACAGCAAGGCTCATGTCATACATGCGACGCTTTTCTGCTGCGCCGATCACCTGCTTTTCCTCTGCGCTCAGAGCAACCCAACACTCTTCGTATTTAGCTGAACCAAG